GCAGAAGCCAAGGCGAAAGAAGCTGACGCCGTGATAAGTCAATCGATGTCAAAGGTGAAACAGGAAGAACAGTACCTCGACATGGAAGCCTACAACAAAGCCAAAAAAGAAGAAGACCGCGAAACCAAGCGCTTAGCCCAGCTGGCAAAGTGGAAGCATGATGTCGCTCGTGAGGGTGGAGACATAGGTGACGAAGACCCAGGTTTTGTGGACGATAGCATGGGCATGCCTGCATCACAACCGTCCGGTATGGGACAACAAAACGCGCCTGAAGAAGAGGAACGTGCATATATTCGTCCAGCCCCCATGTCACAATCACCTCGCAAGGCTACGACGGGCGCCCGAGTTAGTCCTAGTGAAATTGCCAATTTTATTTTAAACAGGGTTAAGCGATAATGGATCTTACTTTTAAACAGTTCCTGCATGTGCTGGAGGAAGGTACTGCTGAAGACGTCACCAAGTTGCAGGCAGATATGTCTGCTATTGACACAGCCATAACGCAACGCACCGCTCCTCTATTGCAGCGTAAGCAACAAATGCAAAAACTGTTATTCCAAAAACAGAAGCAACTGCAGGCTGAGCAAAAACGCGCTCCAGCCCAAGATCAAATGCAAGCACAGGGTACTCAACAAACAAGCACAACCACTCCAGGCGGTACTGGTGGTGGAACGCCCGGTGGCTAAATGGCCTTCACTCATTTAACGGCTATTCAGCCGGTAGACCTCAAAACAATCGAAGGACCCTCTGGCCGCAAGTATATCACGCCCGAGGGCAACCAATATCCGTCCATCACAACTGTTCTCGGCGCAGGCGAAAAGCCTTGGCTGAAAAACTGGCGTAATATGCTGGGTGAAGCAAAAGCTGACAAAGAAATGAAACGCGCGGCAGATCGCGGAACAGCAGTTCATTTAATGATTGAACGGTTCCTGAATAACGAAGATGAGCCCACCCGCGGAATGGCACTTGAGCACGTTGCAGAGTTCAATTCCGTCCGTCTGCACTTAAAGAAAATCAACAACATTTACACACAGGAATCAGCACTGTGGAGTGACGTGCTCCGCATCGCGGGCCGCGTTGATTGCATTGGAGAATTTCAAGGTAAGTTGTCCATTATCGACTTTAAAACATCCACCAATGATAAGACGGACTCCATGATTCAGGATTACTTCTTGCAAACCACCGCATACGCTTTGATGTTTGAAGAACGGTACGGAATCCAGATTGAACAAGTTGTTATTATTATGAGTGTTGAACGAGGCGTAATGCCTCTCGTTTTTAAGCAACCAACGGAACCGTATTTTGGCTCACTTCTGGAACGCATAAATACCTACCACACAAAGCACGGAGCACAACAATGAATGACGGTCAATCTGCCAACGAATCACCAGAAGCCACCCAAGGAAATCAACCATCCTTAGGTATGACAGCTGATGTGACCTTTCCAGCTTTTGGCAACCGAGCCTTACAAGGTAAGGTTGATACTGGGGCAACAACCTCATCTCTTCACGCAAGCGACATCAAGGTTGGACAGGGTCGTGTTCAGTTTACTTGCAAGGAACTATCGGACAACGTAATTACGTTGGAGCTTGACGGTTCACAGGAAGTACACTCGGCAGACGCGGGTGGCAATACTCGCCCCGTGGTAACGCTTGACATAACGATCAACGGTACGGCTATCACGGGAGCTTCGTTTAACCTGAATGATCGTAGCAATATGGATATGCCAGTTCTGCTAGGTCAGAACGTACTAAAAGCAGGAAATTTTATCATCAATCCGAATGACGATGGTACCACAGATGTACCCGACAACGAAGACACCATTCAACCCACACGTGAATCAATCGTGATGAAAGCGGTTGAGGTATTAGCAGAGCAGGACGTATCGTTGCAAGAACTCATATCATACCTACAATTATCAGCCATAAACAGAATTAAGGAGTAATCGTGGGAGAACCCGCATACAAATCACCGTTTTACGTGATTCAGGATTTCATTTCGCCGTTAATGTGTGAAGATATCATTGAACACCTTGATTTCATCATGCCAGATACTGATAAAGATGGGCACGAAGTCAAAACCACCAAGACGTGTGAGCCTGCTGAAAACATGATATATGAACGTATATTGAAGATACTTCCTGGCCTTCAAACATACTACGGTATCCAATACAAGGGTACAGAACGAGTCCAATTTGAATGGTTTCCCGAAGGTAGCCAAGGACAATTCGTCTGTGAGAATAGCGACCACTTACGTGGCAAATGGCTGCGCACGCGCAGCCGTGATCTGACAGCTGTATTATTTCTGACAGATTACCAAGAGAAAGTTCCATTCGAAAAGGAGTATGAAGCCTATGGTGGTAAATTGGAGTTTGTGCAGCATCAGTTTGGTTTCCAGCCAAACAGAGGTACGTTGGTAGTATTTCCCAGCGACCCTCATTTCATAAACATAACATCAAGATTAGCCGCAGGCGATCTATATCAAGCAAGAATTCAAATGGTTGCGAAAGCACCGTATATCTATAACCCGCAGAAATTCCCCGGAAACTATACTGTGTGGTTTAAACCCTTGTTAGAAGCAGCTACTTAACATAGTTGATCTAACCGACAGTATCGCGTATACTGTTCAGTGGTAGGAAGATCCCGCATCTACGCCTGCCACAATTACCCATGAAAGGACATATGACATGAAACATGCTCATACCCTGTCAGTCGGTTTTGTGCTTGCTATAGCACTTTGCGGTCAGGCAAAAGCAGTAGACGCTCCCCTCCTGGATTCCCCAGTATGGGCAGCTAGTGAAACACCACAGACGTTTACGTTCGCACCTGTTCCAGAAGCGTATCCAATGTCAGCAACCCCTGACGTTCGAACGCGTAACCTTGCTCTAGTTCATAAAGTTGCTTCCGAAGTAGGAAATCAAGAAGTGATGCAAGCGATGTTGTTACAGGAATCGGGCGGTGGTACACATACCACTATGGTTGGCAATCCTCGTGCTCCCGTGTCAAAGCGATCATATGGATTGATGCAAGTCCAAGTCGTCGCGGCCCGATCTGTGTTGCAGCGGTACTCGCAGTTGATGGCCGATTATTTTCCAAATCGGGACGTTAAGCGGGTTCGTGATGGCGAGATCATCAAACTGCTGATGACAAATCCCATCGCAAACATTCGCATGGCAGCGTACCATTTCAATCTGTATCTGTCTCTCGTTGATGGCGAACAGGATGCCGCCATCGCGGCGTACAATGTTGGTATTGGTGGTGTTAAGAAGTTGAAGGCACCATCGCAGTACAAATATGTAGTTGAAGTGAAACATAAACTGAATACAGTTGTCAAACCATTCAATACAATGTATGGTTTAGATTCGACACCAAATGTCGTAACCACCCAATACTAATAAGGAGAAATATATGGCTTTCAAGAAGAAAGAAAAACAGCAACCAACCAAAGGTGCAAACGTCCTCAACAGTCCCGAAGAGCGCAAGAAGTTTAAAGCGATGCTAGCTGTACTGACCACGCACATGCGCGACATTGATGTCCATCGCGACAGCATCAAGGAAACAGTCGAAAGCATGGCTGCTGACTATGGTCTGGACAAGAAAGTGATCAACAAGCTGGCTAAGACGATGTACAAATCGAACTACGGCTCACTGCAAGAAGAAAACAACCACTTTGCAATGCTGTACGAGATTCTCGTTGAAGGTAAGCTGCGAATGGAAGGTGACGGCGAAGTCGTCGATCCTCTGGACGCTGAACTTGACGCAGAAATCGCAAAAGCAGCATAACAAAGAGGCTCTTCGGAGCCTCTTTACCCTTTACACCATGAGATGTTAGTATGAGTTATATTTCCACAGCAGTCGACAAGAATACAGTTATCGTATGGGAGCGCAATGAAGCGGGTGAACGCATCATTCGTGATTACCCGTCGCCACTGTATTTTTATTACGATGATCCTGCTGGGGAATACAAGACGATCTACGACACTCCTGTATCAAAGGTAACATATGATACGGTGGCAGAATATCGCGCTGGTAAGAAGAAGTTTGAAGCAGACCGCATCCGCACGTGGGAAAGCGACATTACACCAGACGTGCGCGTATTATCAAACAAATATTTTGGAGTACCAGCTCCCAAGTTGAATGTAACATTTCTGGACATCGAGGTTGATTACGACCCTGATATCGGCTTCTCTTCACCTGAAAACCCATACGCTCCAATCAACGCAATCGCTATCTATCACAGGTGGTTGAAAGCGTACATCGTGCTGGTTGTTCCACCGGAACCGGGTTGGACAGAAGAGCGTTTGGCAGAAGCTGTTGACGTTGTGTGTCCGGAAGCTCCAATTCCCACCAACGCCACAGTTCAATATGTCATATGTCAAGATGAGCGTGAGTTGTTGATCAACCTATTGATTGAAATCGAAGACACTGACGTCATGGCAGGTTGGAACAGTGACTTTTTCGATATGCCGTATATCGCCCAACGCATTCTACGAGTATTGGATAACGAGATTGTTGATCTGTCAACGATGACGGACATGTCCAACCCAAAGCGTCCTCGTCTCACATACGAAAATAATCCAAACCAGACAATTTCACGAGCTGGTCGATTTAAGTACCTCAAACAGATGGACTTCCCTACTTACGGAATGCCATCATTCCGGCCCGTCCCTAATGCCACGAACGGCAAACTGATGGGACATACAGTTGATCTGGTGGGACGCGTACGCGTAGACTACATGAACCTGATTAAGAAGTTTGAACCGGGTGAACGCCAGTCATACAAGTTGTCATCTGTATCAGATGAAGTTCTGGTCGACGAGAAGACGGGAGAATCATTACTTCCAAAGTTGGAATATTCGGGATCGTTGGCTAGTTTGTATCGTGAAAACTTTGCATATTTTGTCCGATACAACATTCGAGATACAGAAATTCTGGAAGGGTTCGAAGTCAAACTTGGATATGTAGAACTGGCGAATCAACTGTGTCACCTGTCTACGGGATTGTTCACACATGTCCAAGGGACATTGAAGCTAGCAGAGTTGGCACTCGTCAACTACTGTCACCACACGTTAAAGCGTGTTGTTAATAACAACACAGCGCCTGAGATTGACCGACAGATTGATGGTGCGCTTGTACTGTATCCACAAGTTGGACTACACGAGCTGGTAGGGTCTGTTGACATCAACTCCCTGTACCCATCGGCGATCCGATCAATTAACATCTCCCCAGAAATGATCCGAGGTCAATTCTTGGGATGTGCTCCAGATGCGACTGAGATTGCTAAGGGCAGTGATCGATTGCTCACGCTCATTCTGGAAGACGACGATAAAACCGAGATAACTCGGACAGCTAAAGAGTGGCGTGAAAAGTTTACGGAGCTGAAATGGGCAGTGTCAGGATATGGCACCATCTTTGACCAGACGGAAAACGGCTTCATTCCAGCACTGCTGGCTGAGTGGTACGCTATGCGTAAGCAATATCAGGCGAAAAAGAAAGAAGCGTACGCAGCCGGTGATATGGAAGGGACGGCATATTATGATCGACTACAGTATGTGTACAAGATTAAACTAAATAGCTTGTATGGTGCATTGACAAACCTGCACTTCCGATTCTTTGACTTGCGGATGGGTGAGTCCACGACTGGTACTGGTCGAGCTATTCTGAAGCATCAGTGTCGAACTATCAACCAAGAGTTGGGTGGTGAATACGATGTGGACTTCCCACTATACGACACAGTCGTTATGGCGATGAAGTCGGGGTATTCTAAAACAGAAGCAGAACAGATTTCATTGCACGGTCCGTACTTCCAAGGTAAGCATCAAGCGGATGCTGTGGTGTATGGAGACACGGACTCCACGTACTTTAAAACATACGCTTCATCTGTGGAAGAAGCGACGATGATTGCAGATGCGATCGCTGACAAAGTCAACGATTCATACCCAGAATATATGCGCCGGACGTTCCTGTGTACCCCAGGATACGATACCATCATCAAAGCTGCACGCGAGATCGTGATGGACAATGGCATCTTTGTTGAAAAGAAGCGTTACATTCTTCACCTTGTTGACCTTGATGGCAAAAAGTGTGATAAAATGAAGGTGATGGGTCTTGACACAAAAAAGACTACACTACCAGCTGAAGTATCGATTGTGTTAAATGGTTTCATCGAACGGTATCTTAAAGGCGAGACCTGGGACGCCTTAGCGAAGGATATTGTGGCGTATAAGACTACTCTGTTGAGCTATGATGATATTACTCGTATTGGTCTGCCTAAGGGTGTGCAGAACGTTGAAGACTATACGACAGCGTTCGAGGATAATTTCAAGGCTCGCCTGCCAGGACACGTTGCAGCGTCAATATTCTATAATCAGTGTCTAAAACTATATAACGACAAAGTGAGCACCCCCATCAAATCAGGGATGAAGATCAAAGTGTTTTACTTGAAGCAGCAGCAGGGTAAGTTTAAGAGCATCGCGCTCCCAACAGACCTTGAGTACGTTCCCAATTGGTTCCACGACAACATTGTGGTTGACAAACAAGCACACATTGAGCGGCTTGTCGATAACCCATTGGGCAACATTTTAAAGGCAATTGGTAAGAAGACTCCAACAAAGCACTCGTTGATGGTCAGTCGAGCTATATCGTTCTAAGGAGAAGCATATGAAGTGGCATGAACTATTGTACGTTGGTTGCTGGCTGGTGCTTGGGCTGGTGTGGGGGTCGCACGAAGCAGCGGCTTCTACGCCATTCAGCGTTAGTTCCAAGTCTGCTGTGGTAATAGACGCTACAACAAACGAAGTTGTGGCCGGAAAAGACGCCGACACCATTCGGCCAATTGCCTCTATTACCAAGCTGATGACTGCTATTGTGGTGGTTGAGTCCAAACTCCCGATGGATGAAAAGATAACTATTACATATGACGATGTTCAAGCGTCATCTCTACGGGGACACCAATCTGGTGGATCGCTACCCGTAGGAACTGTTATTACTCGTGAGAACTTGTTGCTACTGGCTCTGATGAACTCTCACAACCGTGCGGCGGCCGCACTAGGCCGTAGTTACCCAGGCGGCATGGTTGCATTCGTCCAACAAATGAATACTACTGCTAGACGACTAGGCATGGCGAGCACACAATTTGTGGAGCCAACCGGGCTATTAGCTGGAAACACATCAACCGCACAGGACCTTGCACTGATGGTCAAGCACGCCAGTCAGTATGCCGAGATCCAGCGTTTGAGCACTTCACGCAAAGCGGTTGCATCATATGAGTACCGCGATACTTCACGCGATGTTCAATACGGAACCACCAATCGGTTGTTGTCCACGCCGAACTGGGATATTGACTTGCAGAAGACGGGATATACAGGCGCCGCAGGCCGGTGTGTGGTGATGCTTACTAGCATAAAAGAAAATCCATTCATCGTTGTGCTACTTAACTCAGCATCACCGGCTCATCGCGCAGCCGACGCAATCAGAATTAGAGAATGGATTGAAACTGGGTCTGTACCCTCTGCCCGACAGGTTAGTGCACTAAATCCGTATAAGGTTAACGCCCGCCATTACAAGAAGCACAGAGAACATAAGAGACGTTGATATTGTCAACGTGATCGCGTATAATTATACCAATAATAAGGAGAATTTGTTAGTGAAACTTAGCCAACCAACATTGGATTACATCCGTAATGTAGTCAGTACTGCCGACATGGTGAAGATTGATTCGATTATTATCGAACCTGACCGTGTCCGTGGTATTGATGAAAATCATACGGTATTCATCCTTCAAAATACTGATGTTCCAGCTCTCGAGGTTGGTTCGATTGGTCTCAACCGTCTTAACGTATTCACCTCTCGTTTTGATTTAGGTAAGTCAATGTCTGACTTTACCGTGGATGCGGTTGTCGAAGGCGACGACCCCGAAACGTCGTACGCTCGATCACTGACAATGAAAGCAAAGGGCGTTAAGGTTGAATACCGATGTGCCAACCCAGGAGTGTTGAAAGCCCCTCGCCTGGTGCACGATGTTGTACGATACCGCATCCAGTTAAACCCCGAAGCATTAATGATGATGCAAAAGGGTATGGCTGCCATGTCTGCAGATACAGTTACGTTTGTTGGGTCGTCAAAAGGCGTACATTTTGAAATGTCAGATATCAATGCAGACAAGATGCAGTATCAAGTGACAGACGTGGTACATGTCATTCCGTTAGAAAATGCTGATGATCAAGATGATGACGATGAAGAGGACGACGGTGACTTTAGCTTTAGTCATGGATATCAGCTCAAAACATTGCTGCCGTTGTTCAAAGCAAATCCAATAGCAGATATCTTCTTTACCGTACCAGAAGGTATGCTCAAAATCGTAGTCAATGACCTTGACGTTTATGTACTGCCAGGAGTGTAATTATGTTTAAGAAACTATCAGATTGGTGGAACCGCAAAGAACTCAAGATGGAAGCAAAGTTAGCTGAGTTTGAGCAGCGGTACAAGGAAGAACTAGAAAAGCAAAATGCTGACCGCCGCGCCACAGAAGAAAAACTGCAAGAAGCAGAACAAGAAGTTAGCATGTATCGTGCTCGCGATGAAGCCGATGAAGCCCGCCGCAATGGAACTGAACCGTGGATTGAGATTAAGAGCGCAGAGTTCAATCCTGTTAAAGGCATCCACATCGAACTTGATTGGAACGATGCGTTCATTCAGCATCTCAAGGACAACGGACTCAAGGCCCGTGACGATGATACTCTAGTGCAGAAATGGTTAGCATTCTTGTATGAGGACCTAATTGGGCGGCTAGAGCAAAAGGTCATCGACAGTTCAGACAAACCACGGGTGAATGATTTTGAATAGACTACCTGACAAACGAGTGTCGTGGTTGGTGTTTGATATTTCAAACATCTTATACCGCACATTCTTCGCACAAAAAGATGAGACCGATGAAGTGTTGGCTGGACTTGCAACACACTCAGCTCTAACGACACTCAACAAATACTTCAAGATGTACAAGCCAACCAAGGGTGTGGTGATGGCGTTCGACCGCTCAAGCTGGCGGAAAGTTTATACAGCAAGTGACGCGTGCTTATCAAAACTACCATACAAAGGTAAACGTCGTCAAGATATGTCTCCCTCGCAGAAGGAGAAGTACGCACGGTTTATGGATCACCTGAAAGAGTTTGAGTTGCTGATCATTGAACATACTACTATTGCTACACTTGCGTATGATTCTCTTGAAGCGGACGATTTGATTGCTGGATTCTGTCAATTACACGCTGATGCTGATGAACCAATCATTGTTGTCACGGCGGACAGCGACATGCTCCAATTGGCAAAGAATCCGGGCGTTACAGTCGTTTCACCCGCCACAGATAAACCACAATCTCTTGATGATTACTTTAACGATCCAGAGTTTTATGTGTTTATGAAGTGCATCCGAGGTGATCCTACGGACAACGTGCAGTCAGCTTATCCGCGCGTATATGCTACTCGTATTAAAAAAGCGTATGACGATCCATTCGAGCGAGTTCAGCTAATGAAAGAAACCTGGACTAACCCAGATGGAGTTGAGTTTGTGGTTGAGGACTTATTCAAAGAGAACGAACTGCTGATTAATCTCGAGAAACAACCAGAAGACATTCGAGATTTGATTGAAGCTGTTGTTACAGTATCGATGGCTCGGCAACGCCAGTTCTCAATGTTTCATATAATGAAGTTCATCGGGAAGTACAAACTCAATCGAATCAAAGATTCGATTGATCAGTATATCCCGCTGTTGAGCCGTTAAGGCGCTTCTTCGGCAGCTGGGGCGGTTTCAACCGCCGCCTTTGGGGCAGTTTTTGCCCCCTGCTCGTCTTTTTTAACAAATGAGTTAACACCAGCGCCGCCAAGCAAATACGTTAGATATGTACCAAATATATCAAACGTCAGCTTATCCTTGTCCATCATTGCTACTACAATCCAAGTAGCCACAATCAATCCTACCAAATAACCTAGTTTATACGGGGATGCCCTATCGTTGCTTGAGTCAATAATAAGGTGTTCCCAGCGTATAGGACTGTTAATGTTTTTATTAGCTTTGGCAAACAACCACACGAAGAACATAAGTGTGAGCAGCACAAACCAAGTTGCTGGGGAAAAGGGGATTGATGCAAAAAATAAGTTGACAGAGTTCATAATAATATCCGTTGGTTGTGCCATAGTTTTAACTCCTTCTGGATATGTGTATGTTATAGGGTACACCCGTATTTATGGAGTACGGGTAAATACCATAAGCTAGACGCTCGGATGTCTACACAAAGAGGAGATACAAGATGGCATTAGTAAAACAAGATTTTGTCGATGACGCAGCATTAATTGGTTGTGAGGTAGAAGCTGTAATGGCAGTGGCCACGGTTGAGTCTTCTGGGGGTGGGTTTGATCCCGAAGGATTCCCAAAAACTTTGTTTGAAGGACACTGGTTTCATAAGCTCACCAATGGTAAGTATTCTGAAGCTTACCCAACCTTGAGCTACCCTAAATGGACAAAACAGTACTACGGTAAAACCTGGAAAGAAGAAAAGGCTCGCTTACAACAAGCTATGGCATTAGATCGCAACGCCGCAATGATGTCGACGTCGTGGGGAATGTTTCAGATCATGGGGTTTAACTTTGGTAAGTGTGGATTCAAAACGGTCCAACAGTTCGTGAACGCGATGTGTAAGGATGAAAACACCCAGCTGGCTGTGTTCACACAGTTCATCATTCTTTCAGGGTTAGCCGACGAGATGATCGACAAACGCTGGGCCGACTTCGCTCGACTATACAACGGTCCTGCGTATGCTCAAAACAAGTATGATGTAAAACTTGCAAACGCGTATGAGGCGGCAAAGCTAAAATCGTAATCGTTGACATTCATCCGCGTATAGGGTATATTGGACGCATTCTTTACTAGGAGCGTCCGATGACCAAATACTTTATCACTCAGGAACCGACATCTTACCAACCCATCAGCATCCCCAAAGTTGAGGAGAAGTACGGTGCTAAGTTCGTAGGCGACTTCTGCGTCAAAACCAAAAGTGGTGGTTGGTCAGAAGAACCCATCGCCATTTTCTATCAACCAAATCCGAACGTAGCACTGGGACATAAACACTATTTCGGCCTATTTGTCCGTGGCGAATCCATGTACATTACCGATGGAACGTCCGCATTCAGTGAGCCGATCGTCGGCATTGTTACCCCTGGTGGAGAAGTGATTTTTAGTCGCTACCGTCACGATTTCGTTGAGCGCGAGGGTGTGTTCATCGACGGCGGCCGTGATTACGTGCATATTGGCGGTAATATCGCAGGGGTTGAACGAGTGCATGTAGTTCCTGATGGGGCTGTGCTTAAGGTAGTTCCGATTCCTGCCGACGAACAGGTGAGTTCATCCCCACCAAGTATTGATCACGTGTACTTTCCCAAGACCCACATGAATGAATGGACAGATGGTCCGTCATTCATTGTTGATCTTGATGGAGTATACGCTGACCTTCCAAATGCTCACGTGTTTGAAAATACGTTTGATGCCACCGTGTTCATTGTGACCTCCCCCGAAAACGCAACATTTAAGGTGAGCGGAACGGTAGCAGAAGTTGAAGAACTGGCGACCCGATTCCCAACTCGTGACATCCGTCACCTGTCGCTGTAGTAAATACATATCTTGGCCTCCAGGTCGAGACTATGTATAGTAATAAACATCGGTGGAGATAGACTCCGCCGTATCAATTTTTGAAAGGATCTTTCAAATGAACTACAAATACGATTACCTCGTTTTTATCGGCCGCTTTCAACCTTTCCACATTGGACACGAACAAGTCATTCGTACCGCTCTGACTCTGGCTAAAAATGTCATTGTTCTGATTGGTAGTGCGAATCAACCCCGAACCATTCGTAACCCGTGGACGTATACAGAACGTGGCACAATGATTTTTGACGGACTTAACCTGTCTGTTGATGATGCACTACGTGTCAACCTCGCACCCCTGCAAGACATTTCGTACAATGACCAAAAGTGGGCAGCCGGTGTTCAAAATACTGTGGCGGATGTGATTGCTCATCAAGGTTGGACGGAGGCAGCACCCAAGATTGGTTTGATTGGCCACATTAAGGATTCAAGCTCCTACTACCTCAAACTGTTCCCTCAGTGGGAGTTGGTTGAGCACAACATGAACGAAGTGATCAGCGCTACTGACCTGCGCAGCATTATGTTCGAAGGTAAGAACATCAAGTTTCTCAGTGGACTGCTGCCTTCGTGTGTATACGAAGAGGTTGTTGAATTCACCAAGACTGACACATTTGCAGTACTGGTTGAGGAATATGACCACATTGAAAAGTACAAGACCGCGTGGAAAGCAGCTCCGTATGCGGTTAACCTCGTTACCGTGGACGCGTGCGTTGTACAATCTGGTCACGTATTGTTGGTTACTCGTGGTGCCTATCCGGGGAAAAACTTACTTGCACTCCCAGGCGGGTACCTAGATACACAAGAGCGTGTTGTCGATGGGATGATCCGTGAACTACGCGAGGAGACCAAGTTAAAAGTTCCTGACCCTGTTCTACGAGGGAGCGTAAAGTTTACTAAGGTGTATGACAACCCAGCCCGGAGCTTGCGGGGTCGAGTTATAACTCACGCTTATTTAATTGAGCTCCCTGGCGGTAACCTACCCCCTGTTAAGGGGAGCGACGACGCTGCTAAAGCAACGTGGGTCCCTCTAAGTTTCGTCGAGGCACACCCAGAGTTGTTTTTTGAAGACCACTACCACATCATACAAGATTTGACAGGTAAGACGTAAGTAGCTCACGTATATCAGCTGTATATGGGATGCGCAGTAACTTTATTCCGGAACGCAGAGCAAATTCGGTTTTAACGTTATCGCGCCCCTGTACACGTGTAGCCTTTTCAATAAAATGTTCAGTCTTTGAGTTCATGTGGTATTTCTGTGATAACTGTTGGATAATATGGTACCTATGGGTGCACTAAGGAGAACAAAAATGACATACGAAATTTTGGAAAGTACCCACGAGGTATCTGTATATGATGCTGACAGGTTAGTTGCAGTATTCTTCGGGCCAAACGCTGCAGATGTTGCTCGTCGGTTTGTTATACGCGAAGAGCACTTGAATGCTGTTGCGGATGTATTGTGGGGTTCGTAATAATTTATTGGTAGGCTGTTGACGTTTTCATATATAGCATATCATGTACGGCATGTCGGACAATGGGGTTGCCGGAGTGGGCTATCGGCACTGTTTCGAAAGCAGATGGACCGAAAGGTCACGTGGGTTCGAATCCCACACCTTCCTCCAAACGGACCTGCACCTAAATATAATGGGTCTGTGTCGTGTGGACCCACACAATATAATCAAGGAGTGTTATATATGAAACTATGTGAGATTGCGCAGACAGCTCCTTTAGTTGTGCGTGTAGATCAGGATTTCTCAGACTTAACGTTTGATTTTCCATTAGGAGATAGTTGGGACGACATATCAGAAGTGCTTGAGCCACTCAAACCACTGGTGTATGTTATTACGCCAATTGACCAAGATTACAGAGGGATGTCAGGAGGTGATCTTGGAGATCTATACGCAAATTCTCCAGAGTTGGCGTATTTTGTGGGTACAAAAACAGGCAACTTGTACCAGCAGGATCTGTTAAACGTTCCCCATGTGGTGTATGTGGTCATGATTGAGCCTCGACGGTTAATGGACTTGGTGTTAGCTCACTCTGTCACAGCAGGCGGTACAACTGCTCATTAATCGAAGTCTCGTGTTCGAATCAGACCGGGGGCACCAAAAAGATTCAAAGTGCTGTTGACTTTAATTAGAAAGACAGTATAATTACCGAATCAGTTGTCGAAAGGCAACAACAAGTTTAGCGCTTGAGCGAAGTAACTCGTAGCAATACGATGAAGGGGAGATGTCCTACAACTCTCCCACCCCGTAAAACAGGGAACAATCAAGCAAGCCTGACCCACCCCGAAAGGGGCTTATCACTGGCCAACGGTGGTAATATGGGGGACGCTAGTGAAGTGGAAAGAATGAGTACTTACAAGCCTGACCGCAAGGGAGGGGAACTTAGGTGCTTAGAGAGTAACGGGTTGTGCCGACCTCACTTCAACACAAACTAGCCATCCCAAAGGTGTAAAGGGTAGTGTAATTGTCCGAGCCAGCAAGCAAGGGCTTTTACGCAGGTTGATGGGTTGAGGTATCCTCACGGGGATGCACCGATCCTGAAAACTGACTGAGTAATCGGCAGATGAAAGGTACGAGAAGTGTGGTATTTGCATGTTCAAAAGACATGGAATCCACAGGAAGCGCACTCCTCAGTAGGTATACAAAGTTAGGGTTCAGAGCCCACATAAATTTGGATTATGCAAACTCAAAAAGCAAAGACGTTTCCGGCGTTGTGTTAAAACAGCTTAATCCTCTAGCTGAAAAGCAATAGAGGCATCCGAAACTCGCAAGGTCGAAGATGTTGAAGGAAAGTTGCACGGTGGCCCGCAAGCCTTAATAGTTCGCAAGACTGACGGTATACAGAACTTTGAGTAGCGCAGCGTGACAAGTGAATAGCCTCACTTTAAAAAAGGCAGTTGTGCCGGTTGACAGTTGGTGTGCGAAAGCAGCTAATTGTGGATAAGAGTAGAACCGAGGGCGTCGCAGCCTATACGGATAATGACTCGAAGGAACCGGTGGTATAGGTATAGTCTCAGCCTTATACAAAACATCATTTATCACAGATTGGGTAACCACGATTGGTAAATGGCTGTTCTAAGTACATTGTGTATAAATAGTGTCTTTAGAACAGAAGTCGTAAGACAAGCTGTCGCCTCGAAAGAGGAGAGTGCAAGCTCTTGATAAATCTTGCTTTTGGTGTCGGACCATTACTACTGCTTGAATAAGCATCCGACAATCAGTGCGAGGTAGTGTAAGGGCGGCACGTAGGGCTCATAACCCTGAGGACTCGGTTCAACTCCGGCGATCGCATCCAAGAATATGACAACTGTAACTCTTAATCCCGAACGACAATCGTCTCACGACGTCGATAAAGCATTGCGTAAATTGCGCAAGATTACCGACGAGTGTGGGACCTTGAAGACGTTGAAAGAAAAAGAAGGTTACGAAAAACCAACGACGAAACGTAAACGCAAGCACGCAGCGGCAAAAGCTCGCCACAAGCGTACGTTAGCCAGTCAGAAGTTACCAGAACGACAGTATTAGCATTAATTTTTCGAGATTTTGACATTGGGTCTAAAATCTCACTTTAACCGAATTAAAATTATGGGATCTTATTCGGTGATCCGTAGAAAGAGGAAGAAAATGGCAATGTACGACAATAAAATGGTTTGCTGCCTTAAAGCTAATGGTAAAGTCCTTCGTGAACACAAAGATACAGTATATGTCCCGTTCGGTACAGAATACAGTGTTCAACTCAAAAACCTCAACTCAAAGCGTACCCTCGTCAAAGTCGAAATTGATGGTGTTGACACAACTGGTAGATCTCGTTTAGTTGTTAATCCAAACGAAGTGTTCGAACTCACACGCTTTATCAAAAATGGCAACCTCAAAGAAGGTAATCGCTTCAAATTCATCGAACGGACGGCTGGCATTGAGAAACACCGTGGCGTGGGGATGGAAGATGGCATCATACGGATTGAATTTCAGTTTGAACGTGTTGTACCAGCCTACATTTCCCCGTACGATCCGATCAAGATATATTACCGTGACCCTGGTTTTGGCAACTACCATGTTGGTGATGTTGTCGGAACCAACGCAGCCTTCATGTATGCAGCCTCGGCGTCCGATCAGTCGGTTCGCAGTTATGCTCCACAAGCTGTGAATGCGTCTCTTAATGTAAATGATGCTGGTATTACAGTTCCAGGTAGTGTATCAAGTCAATCATTTACGCAAATCAAAGATTTCCCAGTTGAATCTGAGAAATTTGTGATGGTACTGAAGCTGTTGGGCGAAACAGAGACTGGCAAGCTGGTGTTGGAGCCTGTTACTGTGAAGACAAAACCAAAGTGCGTCACGTGCGGTAGAGTCAACAAATCGGGTGCAAAGTTTTGCACCGATTGTGGGACAGCGTTGGAAATAGTATAAGAAAAGGGCCGTAAGGCCCTTTTCTAACGACTGATAAACGCTTCACGCAGATACCGGTATTCACCATCACAATGCAACTCAGCAATTTCAGGCATCAACGAGATACGAAGCGCAAGGTTAGACTGTGCTGACATCAACGCGTAGCACCCCGATCTACTCTTTTCACCGGGCTGTAGAGGCGTACCAAGAGTAAATTCAAGACGCTCAATCTACAACGACTCGTCTAGCACACAAATGTGTTCAGCTAACGACTTACTGAACGTTAAGCGATACAATTTGCTACCATCTGTGATGCCCCAGATTTTGTTGGTCAGCTTACAAGATCCATCGGAACAGCTCATTTTACACTCCCTTAAACAGTTTGTACTTCGAAAGAGGCTTACGCTCACTGCCGAATAAAGGCTCACTTGCGATAGCTGTATATTCATCAACGTCTGGCTCAAAAAACATTTCAAACTCAATACCATGCATCCCAAGATAGTCCGCTGTTGTCTTGAGGTGATCTTGACTGTCCACTCCAATCAACACTATGTGTGGTGTTGATGCTGGGCGATCGAACCTGAACCCAGCTTCAAGTGCAGCGTGTGAGGTCTGCACTATCTGCTGAGGTAGAGACAGATCCTTTCTTATGAACAAATAAGTGTAGGGTGTCTCGTTCATGTTATTTCAATGCCTCAAGAATGCTGGCACACTGTTGTGGTGTTAGGTTGTAGTATTGAGCACTCGCACCAGGCAGCTGTCCTTTACTAAAACCCTCGGTAGACCACCGTAGGATACGCTTACTTTCCATGAACCTGCGGTCCCCGCTGTACGCGTTTTCACCACCCGCTAACTTCTTTGGGTTGGTGACCAGTGTAAAGCCACGGTGTAGGTCTTTACCTCGTATAATGTTGTACAACAAAATGTCGGTGGATCTGGTCTGTTTGGCTTGAGCTCTTGCTTTGAACAACGTCTGGAACGACAGGAACTCTTCCTTGGATAGGATAAAGCGTGTAGACTCAGCGATAGCTGGAGCTTGAGTGGGTTTGAATGCTGATGCGATTGCTTGAATAATGTTTGTCATGTTAATTTCCTTATCAAATGTTTAAAGTTTAAACCACAGAATGTGCGATAAGTTATTAACGGGGGAGCTTGTGAGCAGTAAATCTACAGTTTGGTCATTTCTTTCTCCTTAGCAGTTCACATTGAACTTGCTAAAAGTATATATGAGAGTTTGTTGAAGGTCAACAGTTGAATTAAAAAATATGTTGGGGTATAATCAATCTTGCTTAATAATAGAGGTAGTCCAGTGGATAAAGAAAACGCGGTAAGGCTGATCAGGGAAGTAACTGGCGGCCGTTTGTATGTACATGTTGATAGAGACACGTTCCACCAAGTGGTGGGGATGCTCCACACACTTACACCAATTGAGGAAACCTCGTCGCTTCATTGGTGGGAAGACGTATACGACATCGACGGGGAATTATACGCGGTGGGTGGTCCACACGGCGAAGCTGTTGATACTATTCAACGGATTGTTTTCATTTAACATAGGACATCATCATGTATATTCCAGAAGACCATTATGTTGGTCTACAACTACGTAAAGAGAACCATACCAAGGACGAGAATGGTAAGTGGATTGGAACGGATGTGATGTTGGGGTTTGCAACCCCACTGTCAACTGATAAGGCGTTCACTAAACGACAAGCAACGGTTGACTTTACTCTAACCATAGGGTAAAGTCTCTTCCATCAATGCGCAGTTGGTC